GCCTCCTCGGTCATTGGGTCCATGAATGTGAAGTCGTAGAAGTTGGCCGGCGGAGAGACCCCGACCCAGGTCCTCAGGTCCGGTCTCCTCATGAAGACCTGAGCCGAGATCCAGGCACCGAACGAGAACCCGACCACGATCCTGTTGGACGAGTGCGGCCACCTGTCGTCGGCCCAGTCCATGATCGTGTTGCAGTCCAGGATCTCTCCCGGACCGTGGGTGAACTCGCCGGTCGACGCCCCGACTCCCCTCCCGTTGTACCTGACGACGTTGTAGCCGAGGCGCTTGAAGAAGCAGTACGACTCCTTCACTGCCGGCTGGTTCATGTGTCCACCGAAACGTGGGTGATGATGGAGATTGACTACTACGGGTGCTTTAGGATTACCAGAGTCGTGATACCTGACCTCGAGTTTGCCGTCGTGACCGCGAAGCATCAAGTCTGCCATGATTCCCTACCCCTTTTCTGATTCAGGAAAAGGAATAAACAAAACGAGACGACTTGTAAACCTTAACTGAAGAGAGAATCAGTTAGCCGGTCTTGTCGTTGGCGTTGGGGTCGATCTTCTCCTTCGTCCGACCCCAGGAGTAGATGCCGATGAACGACCCGAGGGCGAGATGCACCAGTCCTCCTCCCTCGAGAGAGATCGGGTGCCACTGGACGTAGTCCATCTTGATGAACCGGGGGAGGATCATCTGGATGATGGGAGCGATGATGAAGTCGAACGCGCAGATCGCGCCGTAGAGCCATCCCAGGAAGGGCCGGAGGGAGGATGTAAACCACTTATCCTTGACCTCCTGGGTCTTGACCAGGCTCCAGTCGAACTCGTTCCCGTCGTGACGTCGACGGTACCAGCCCGAGTCCCAGCTCTGGCGATACCCGTAGTCTCCTCCCGACACGGAGGAGGAAGGAGAATCGGAGGAGGAAGGAGACGAGGTCTGGTTATCTCCATCGTTCTGGTTCGTCGTGGGATCCGTCTCGTCTGCCATAGCGAAGTACTTAGGCAAAAAGAAGGGACGGGAGTGACCCCGTCCCTTGTCTAGGATCTCGTTTTGAGAAGTTTACTTCTTGCCCGAGGCGAGCTGGGCGAAGAAGTCGTCCTCGTCGTCATCGGCGGAGGTGACCTTCTCCTCGCGCTTCGGCGACTCGCTCTTGTTCTCCTCGACGGGGAGAGACCTCTCCACCTGGCGTCGCTCTTCCGGCTCCTCGGCCTTCTCGCGACGATCCTCTCGGTCGTCGGACTCGGCCATCACCTTCTTGAGCTTCTTCTCGAGCTCGTCGTACGACTTGAACTCCTTCGGGTCCAGGAAGGCCTGGAGACTGTGCTCCTGATTCCAGATCCGCTCGATCACGGCGTCGTCGTCCGATACCGGAGACGGGTCCGAGAACTCGCTCTTGTCGTAGTTCCGGTAACTCTCGACGTTCCGGATCTTGATCTTGAAGTTGGCACCCTCCCAGAAGTCGAACGGGTTGATCGGCTTCTCGTCCTCGAACTTCGGGTTCATGGCATCGTTGAGCTTATCGAAGATCTTCTTCCCGAACTTGTACAGGAAGACCTTGCCCTCGTTGTCGGGGTTACCCGGGTCTGTGATCACCAGCACGTTGCTGATGTAGTGCATCCGGCGCTTGGTTCCCGGCATGTCCGGAGTGCCCGAGACGATCTTGCGACCGCGGGAGTTCTCTCCCTCCTCCCAGAGCTTCCTGTTCATGTCGGAGACGGGGTCCTCGTCGCCGATCGTGCTCCGGCTCATCTCGATGTACCACTTCCCGGTCGGGCCCTTGAACCCGTGGTCGTAGCGTCGGATGAAGGGGACGTCCTCCTTCGGGGGAGCGGGAAGGAACCTGATGACGGCGTAGCCGTTCTTGGCCTTGTCGACGGTGGGCTCCCAGAACCTCTCGTCGGTCTTCTTCTGGAAGCCCGTGTTGAGCTTCTCGAGCTCCGAGTTCAGTCGGGACAGGCTGTTGGCGCGGGACTTCTTGAGTTCGTTGAAAGACATAGGCATAGTCGGATGTTCGCTTTTCTTCTTGTTGTTGCGCTTTGTTCGATGTAGTCCATGGTGAAGCGGTCTATTTAGCCTCCGCGAGTGCTCTCCATCCCCTCCTCTCGAGAATCTTTTCTATCTTGCCCGGGTCGAAGACCACGAACGGGGACAGCCTGCTGATCCTCTCCCATCCCTCCCTGACGATCGGGTCCGGGCTCGTCCTCCAGGTGTCGGAGAACCTCGTCATCTGGTCCAGGACGCAGAGAGTCTGGAGCGACGTCCTCCCTCCCATCCACTCCCTGAGGACCAGGGGATGACTTCCGGAAAAGAGCTCCGGGAGGTCGACTCTGGGAAGCTCCCTGTCGACCGAGTACGTCAGCGAGTCGATCCTGGCCCTGTATCTCTTGTGCCTGTCGACGCACTCGTGCGTGAACAGCTCGGGGACCCAGAGGTCGGGACGGTCCGAGAGGTTGGCGACCAGGTACTCGACGACCTCGTCCTCCCTGATCTTCCTGAAGCCACCAAACGCTCCGGCGTCGGGACGAGAGGCGAACTTCTCGGGAGAGCACCTGGTCCTGGGGTTCTTATGGAACGAGTGTCGGGACCCGCTCCTGAAGTGGTTCCTGAGTGACACCAGGGTCCGAAAACCGTCGAGCGGGTCCAATGGAGAACGTCCTGAAGGAGTACTTGATGAGGGCGCAGATGAAGACGAGTCTCAGGAAGAAGTTCATGACTCTCTCTTCTTGAAGTGTTTCTTGTAGAGGTTGTAGAGACCGATCTCGACGCCGTTGGCGTCTATCTCCCACGGGGAGAGATAGTACTGGAAGTTGTCCTCGTCGTTGAAGGGAACCACCTCTCCCTCCCACTTCACGACGTCGGTCTTATTGAGGTAGTCCCTGAGCCTTCCGATGAGGTACTGCCTGGCGTGACCCATCTCGTGAGCCAGGCTCTGGACGACCTTGGCCTTGGTGTTGGTCTCCCGGATCAGGATCTCGAACCGCCTGGGTCTGTCAGGGTTGCCGATCCACTGACACTCGGCGCAGTCCTTGATCGGGACGAACTTGATCCTGAACGACAGGTCCCTCAGGAACTTCTTGGAGAAGAGCAGGGAGGCGAAGAACCTCGTGATCTCGCGAACCTCGTCGTTCGCGATGTTCTTCGAGACGCCGACGATCGAGACCCTCAACAGACACTCCCGAGAAGAAGCTTCGTCGGTATTTACGAGTCAGATCGGAAGTCTCTTGGACTTCTGGATCGAGTTGGACCTCTCGGACTCCTCCTGGAGGAGGGAGACGATCTTGGCGTTGTCCTTGACGAAGTCGACCACGTTCTCGACCTCTATGCCCCGGGACTCGCAGAACTCGACGATCGAGTCCAGGACCCTGGATCCCCCCTCGACCATCCTGATGACCTCGGAGTAGAACTCCCTGACTCTCGTGTTGTGCTCCATGACGATCACCCGACGTAGAACCGGTGGATCCTGGAGTCCTTGTCCAGACAGACGCAGAGTCTGTGGGGGTCGTGGTCGATGTTGGCGGGAGCCTCGTGACCCAGGACGCACACGCTCAGCCTCTTGGATCTGGCGTACTTGTTGATCTCGTCGTCGGCGAGCATGATCTGCTCGCCGATCAGGTGTCTCAGGATCAAATCTCGATGACCTTCAGTTTGTAGTCGGCGACCGTCCGGTACGTCTCTCCGGGATAGCCGAGCGGGTTACAGGAGACCACGGTCTCCTCGATCTCGTATGAGTGCGGGTCGTGGACGTGACCGTGGAGCCAGTGCCTGGGTCTCGCCCTCCGGATCGTCTCCTCGCAGTCGGGACAGAAGTAGTGGTTGAAGACCGCGCTGCCTCCGTTCAGGAACCTGGGGTGGACCGACCTGGGACTCGGGGCGAAGTGACTCAGGACGACGTCGGGCTTCTCGGCCTCGACGACTCCCAGGAAGTGGAGGCAGTGGTCCCTCATCTTCTCGGTCGAGACTCCCTGGATCCCGATCCAACTGTCGAAGTCAGCTATACCTTTCCTGGCGTACTCCATGTACTCATCGTTGTGATCGAAGTGAGTCCACATCGTCCCCATGACGAACTTGATCCCCTCGACGACCGTCACGTTCATGACCCTGGACGGGAATTCTCCCCGGTAGAAGTCGTGGTTCCCTTTGACCTCTAGGTACCTGGGACCGAGACGAGAGAAGTGGTCGGAGACGAAGTCCTGCTGGTGACTCTGCTCGATCGTGTCGCCGAGGTTGATCAGGATGTCCGGCTTGACCTCGTCGACCTGTCGACAGACGTGGTCGATGATAGCCGACCCGTGCGAGTAGTGATCCAAGTGAAGATCCGAGAAGAAAGCGATTCGAGGCATGACGAGAGTATCTCCATCGGCGTCATCTCTCGGACGCTCACGGCCATCGGCCTGTTGGTGACTAGAGTTCCGGAGACCCACTTCCCGACCCTGCGCTCGACGGCGTCGAATCCCTCGGCGAGGAATACGGTCACCATGACCCGCTCGTCAACTATGAAGCTCCTGCCGGAGGGACTGAGTCTCGTGATCCTACCATGATAGCCCACGACATAGTCCCTCCCCTGTTTTCGCTATTTAAGACTTGGGAATCTCCGGGATCCTGGAATCCCTCTTCTTGGAGGGCACGACCCGAGGCTTGTACTTCGGGGTGCGGAGGTCTCTGGCCAGGGCGTTCCTGCGCTTGGGCGGCTTCTTCCTGGACACGCTAGACCTCCCGAAATTGGTGGGGTCGACTCTATCCAAAGTCGACCCCTGTCGTTATTCCCGTAGCTCCGATCGTCGGCGTTTAAGACCTCGAATCAGTTTCGCGTCTCGCTCTCCCGCTAAGCTACCTGGCCACAGGTGTTGGAGGCCGGGGTGAGATTCGAACTCACGTCTAGACACATTCTCGAGGACGTTCGATACGATCGGCGGGGTGCTTGCTGAGTTTGCGATGAATACCTTGAGATTGAATGGGACCGGGTCGCTTACACTCTGTCGAGTGCCCGTCTACCGTTCCGGCACCCTCCCTCAGGTAATGGTGGGAGGGGGAGGACTCGAACCTCCAGTCGCGGTCAGTCCGCCTTCAGATTCACCACAAGCTTGAGCTTGCTCGTTTACTCCTTCGCAGGAGAACTGTTGAGGAGGTACCCGAAGATGGCCTCCGGCACGTTGGGGACCACCGCCTCCTCCTGGAGATTAGCGCCCTCCCTGGCCGTCTTGACGGCGTTCAGGAGAGACTCGACTCGGTCCAGGAGTGCGTTCTTCTCGGTCCGTCCCACGGCTCCCGACTTCTTGACCTGCTGCCAGTAGCCGACGATCACGTCCTCCGTGATCAGCTGGGTCTGGGCGGGGTGCTCGGGAGTCGCGTCGTAGAGGACGATCGGCTTCTGGACCTTCTTGGTCCGGTGTGTCTTGATCGTCTCGGTCTCGTAGAATCCGGTGTTGTCGTTGACCTTCCAGGTCTCGGACTCGTCCAGGACCGGGAGGTGGTCGACGAAGGTTCGGAAGTCCGTCAGGGTCTTCTCCAGGAAGAGGAGAAACGAGACGGGAGCTCCGGAGAACAGCGTCTTCCCGTTCAGGACGACGTCGCCGGTCGCGGTCATGTTGGTCCAGTCTTTGCGACTGATGACCGTCATGAGGTCTGACTGGAGGCGAGCCGCGCTCCGGAGGACCTCGGGAACGGTGTACTGGATGCGCTTGGACTCCGAGGGGAGAGACTCGGTGTCGTCCTCGTTGTTCGGCTGGTAGGTCTTGTTGAACCCGTTGAAGAGCTCCGGCTTCTGGATGACCTTGTAGAGGTCGGACAGGTCGCTCTGGACCCGGGCCTTCGTGCCCTTCTCGATAGCGATGATCTGGTTGAGTTTTGCCATTGTGAATTTCCTTTTTACGTGATCTTAACTAAACCGTGGAGAAGTCGCCGTAAACTTCTTTTTATCAGAAGTCGCTCGAGGCTCCGCCTCCGCCAGAACTTCCTCCACCTCCCGTGAACGAAGAGTCTGAGCCACTGCTTGACGAGGTGCTAAAGATCGCTTCTATCCAGAAACCGTCTGATGAGGTCTTAGACTTGATTCGAGGGTTGGTGTGTTCTTTATCCACTCGAATGAAGAGAGTTATCAGGCTCACTAAGACGACAAAGAAGATCAGGAGAATGAAGATGACGGCAAAGAACGCGGCGCTACTCAGAGAGTCAGGAGCCACCGTCTCTCCAGGCTTCGGGAGGAGGTCCGAGATCTTCTGGACTCCGGTATCGAGGGCCGCGTACCAATCCTCGTGTCCCTTCTTGAGGTGAGACTTCATCGAGTCGATGACGACCCGAGCCCTCCCGTCGGTGATCACGGACTCCAGCCCGTAGCCGACCTCGATCCGGATCTTCCTCTCTGTCGGGGCCAGGAGGATGAGGACTCCGTTGTCCTTGTCCTTCTGTCCGATGCCGGCCTTGTTGAAGACGTCAGTCGCGAAGTCCTCTATGGACCGGTCGTCTAGACTCTTGACGATCACGATCGCCATCTGGGGACTGTCCGCCCTGGACGTCGAGATCTCCTTGAGCTTTTCAGTGAGCTTCGAGGCCTGCTCCTGGGTCAGGACCTGAGCCTGGTCCTCGACGTAATGTCTGATCGGGACGGCCTCCCAATCGTGGGCGAGGACCGGAGAGACAAACAGAGTAAAGATAAGAAGGGCTAGCGTCCTCATTCGAGTGTCTCCTTCGAGGTGTCCAGGCAGGGAGTCTCGATCAGGTCGCAGAACCGACGCTCGTACTTGAGCCTGAGTTCTGGCAGTTCTACGTCACACCAGGCGTCGTGTGCTTCCTGGATAGCTAAGACTGAAGATATCGCGTGAAATTCAACGATGTCATGACTGATGGCCGTGACTCCGCATTCTTCGTTTTGATCGACTTCCATCAAAAGTTTGATCGTCTCGGGAGTAAACGCCGCCCCGATAGCGCAGCACCTGTCTCCCAGGCTGTAGAAGCACTCCCGTAGCCCCACCGGTCCCTGGGCCGTCAGTCGGCGATCCAGATAGGCCTGCCTGGCGGCCTTCTTGACGTCCTCTAGCGTGAGTTCTTGCATGATAAAGAGTCCTTCTCGGAAGGTTAGAACTTGACCTTCGGTGCGGTCTGGGCTTCCTGGGAGGCCTGGAAGTACGGCTTGGGCTCGAACCCACCGATCTTGGCCAGCAGGGACCTCGGGAACACGCGGACCATCCTGTTGTAGTCCATGACAGTGATCTGGTTCCGGCGTCTCTCCTGAGCGATCCGGTTGACGCTGCCGGACAACTCTGCCATGAGCTGGTTGAACTGAGCGTCGGCCTTCAGGTTCGGGTACGCCTCCCTGGTCGCGTTGAGCTGCATCAGGGACCGTCCCATGGCGGCCTGAGCCTCCACGAGCTTCTTCTGGAGGTCGGGGTTCTTGGCCAGTTCCTCGGGACTCATCTTTGAGACCGCCTGGAGCTGCGACCTCGCCTCGGAAACTGCCTTCAGCGTGCCGGACTCGTGGGCGGCGTATCCCTTCACGGTCTCGACCAGGTTCGGGATCAGCTCGGCCTGTCTCTGCATGACGTTCTGGACCTGGGCGTAAGACTGCCCGACCTTCTCGTCCTGAGTGACCAGGGAGTTGTATCCCGAGATTCCGGTGAAGCCGATGATGGCCGTCACGATGCCGACGGCCCAGATGCTCTTCATTTTGTTTCTCCATTATGATTTAAAAAGATTGTCCGAGCGGCTCGAAGATGAGCCGCGGTGATCTGACCTGAGGCGGGTGTTTCCCAGATATCCACGTGGTCTTTATGAGTGTCACTCAGGTCGTCGGCTGCCTCGGCGAAAGGTTTCAATACTTCCCTGACCTCGTCCAATTCACGCGTTACGGACTCTCGAGCCATGCCGAGAAGGACCAGATCGTTTCGCATGTTGGTGTTCTGACTTGCCAGTTCGGAGACGTTGCGCTCGGCGGTCTCGACGCGAGACTTGTATCTCGCTCGCTCGTCCTCGGCCCATCGCTGCCACCATTTCACGGTTGCCAGTTGTTCTCTCAGGTATGCGTTTTCCTCAAGGACAGTCTGGAGCTGACCGACGTCAGATATCGCCTGCAGCCTCGTTTCCCTGAGCTCTTCTGCCTGCTCCGTGACGAGCTTTATTATGGCGAGTGCCCGCTTGTCGTGTGTCTCGAGCTCCGTCATGAGAGCCTCCCGACCGTTATCGTGATCCTGTCACCCATCTCGCTGGTTCCAGTGAACTGACGTCCGTCTCCGGTGATGGCGCTCGTGTTCGGGTAGTAGTGACCGAACTTGCTGTTCACGAACGCCTGGACCATCTCGTCTGGGCAGGAGTAGCTCGTGATGAAGGTGACGTTTCCGGACTCCACCACGACGTCGACGTTGTACATCTCATCGCCCCCGATTCTTAAACTCAGGGAGAGAGATAACCCAGTTCCGGAGAGAAGTAAACTCCTCGCTCAGACGAGTGTGATCTCCTTGAAGCCCTCGTCTATGGTGGGCTCCTGGTATCGATCCATCATGCCAGCAAGGACGTCTTCGGGTATGACCTTCCCGGGACGAGAGTCCAGCCTCTTCCTCCAGACGTCCCGCTCCGGGAGCTGAAAGACGATCGCGAACTTCTCCCAGTCGGGAGGGAACATCCCCAGTCTCTCGAGTCGGACCTTTCTGGTCAGGTTGGTCTGGTCCCAGATGACGCTGGTTCTCCTGGAGATCGCGTACTTGACCAGATGCCTCACGTAGTCCTGGCTCTCCCTGATGGAGTCCTTGAAGACCTCGCTGTACGTCAGCCCCCACTCCCCGGCCACCATCTCGATCCAGTCGTCGGAGGACACCGTCATACCGCCGTAGATCTTCTCCTTGCGATGAGCCCAGGTAGACTTCCCGCTGGCGGGAAGACCGATCAGCATGAATACCTGAGACACCCTAGTCCTCCCTCTTCCCGTAGTGCAGGTCGACGCAGATGCCGAACCTTGGCTTGCCGGCCGGGGTCAGGTTCGGGTACCGGATCGTGGCGTGGGTCGGGACTCTCGCCCCGGAGAGGTAGTCGTCCAGGACCTTCCTGAGGTGATCCATGTCTCCCTTCATGCCGGCCTCGAACTCCGTCCCGTCCGGGAGAGTGCAGAGGATCGACTTCGCGACCCCGCTCCAGTTCCCCTTCCCCTCTGAGATGCGGGAGACGGGATACTCCGAGTCGTGGAACTCCTTTCGCTTGATGAGGGAGTTCGTCCTGGTCGACTCGTAGGGACGGTCGAGCCTGTACATCATGCCCTCGTATCCCTCCCCGAGCCAGGACCCGTAGACCTGGTCCACCAGGTCGGCGTCGGGAGCGATGGGTCCTATAGTCTGGACCAGGACGATCGACTCCAGGAAGTGAACGTGCTCGTCCAGGAACCTCTTCCTGTCCGAGAACCTCTTCTCGGGGTCGTCCCGGTCGAGGCAGTCGTAGACGTGAAACTGGATGAGGCGACGGGTCTCCTCGGCCTCCTCGGGAGTGACCCGCGACTTCCTGACGAGGGACGTGATCTTGTTGAAGTCGTCCCTCAGGCCGTGATTGTAGAGCTCCCCGTCCAGGACGACGTTCGGGAACCTCTCGTGGAAGTGCCTCAGCGACTCCACGACGTGAGGGCACGACTCGATCGGCTTTCCCCTCCTGCTCAGGAGCTGTCCCGGGAACGACTCACACCTGATCCCGTCGAGCTTGGGCTGGAGGAAGACGTGCTCGTGGATGGAGTCCTTGACGTCTCTCCACTTGACGGCCAGCATCGGCTGGAAGAACTTCGTCCCCGAGCCGTTCTCACGGGCCTCGGTCTGGGACCCGAAGTACTTCTGCTCGATCTTTCGGTCGTAGAGGGCCTGGATCTCGAGTGACGCCTGTCCCGAGGGAGTGGTCTCGTTGACCTTCCCGACGTTCTTGGCCTTGGCCACCTTCCACTTGGTGGTCGTCAGCTTCCCGTCGACGATCCCCGAGACGACACGGTACTTCTCGCTCTCCTGCTCCACGAACCAGACCCGCATCTTTCCTTTCGAGTCGAGGTTGTAGAGCTTATCCCACGTCTTCATCATAGCTTCTCCTCTTGCGGGCAAAGCCAGTCATCGTCTACTCCGTACAGGACTCGCTGGAAGATGGCTATCCGGTCCTCCTTGTCGAGGAGGTTCATGTGCTTGCAGATCTCGGTCGCCAACCTGT